TTGAAAAGCTGCCACTCTGCAAATGTGAACATTTGAGTATATGCTGGTGACTCTTCTTTACCGGTCATTGGATTAAACCTACGACCGCACACAATTGACAAGTGCACCATCTTCTCAGTACCCGGCTTAGGAGTATAATTACTCTCAGCCTGTGTTTTCGATGCCGATGATTTTTCTTCGATAACATCATCAACATCTACTAGGAAAAGAACTACCTCGTCAAGCTCTTCCTGTAAGTCGCTTGTCCAAGCTTTTCCGCCTTTAGCCTTAGCAGCTTCTAGTTCTGCTTTACGCTCTACGACCTTTTTCTTATAAGACTTAACATCCTCAAGACTGAGTGCCTGTAGTTGCTGAAGTTCCAATTTCTGTAACATATTCCAAAAGTTTTTTGTTTATAATATCTATTTTTTCTCTCATTGGCTTATTTGAAGCAAACTCAATTATGTTAATGTTCTCACGTTCAAATTTTTCGACTAAAGTACTAAAATTTATTTTAAGCTTTACCAAATTTTCATTTAATAACTCTTTTTCATACAATTTTAACACTTCATCCAGCGTTTTATGTGGATATGGCTCCAATTGCTTTAAGATGAGCATTCTCTGAAGTACCAAAGGATTGTTACGATACTCAACTTCAAGAATTTGTTGCGATATAGCATCTAGTTCTGAGTTAGACGCACCATTCTCCTTTGCTTGTTTGTACTTAGAATATAGCTCTGTTACTGTGAAAACGTAAAACTCTGTACCCCAGTTTACAGAAGATGATATGAAAGCGCCTCCATACCTGAGTTTGCAAACAGTATCTTCGACAAATTTCTGTGCCAATTCAAAGTTGGTCTTTAAGGCATTGAGAACTGAGGTTTTGCTTTCAAAGTTAGCAGTTACCTGAGTTTCATTGATAGCTTCTTTTTCACTTACAGTACCACCTGAACCAACAACAGAAATTACAATCTCATTTTTAAGCCTTGCGCACTCATTGACATTATAATCAAGTGAGTCTTTATCGATAGTAGTTATCTGAACAGGATTACGCATATCTGCGACACCTTCAGATTGATTTGGTATAGGAACTTCTAAGAATGAACCAGGACCAGCTATACGCTTTTCGCTACAGCAAGGACACTTTTCAACTGTTCCATCATTGAGAATTTTATACTCACCTTTTGCATTGCGTAGAAAACCTCCATCGCAGTAATCACCAGTCTCATTATTCTCAAAATTACAATCGGCTTCATACGCACTATATATAGGATAAGGCGCATACAAGTCTAAATGCTGCTTCGAAATAGAGAAGAACAAATACCAATCAAGATTTGACAGCTCTTTTGTAATTGGATTTTTCTTAAGGTCTTTATTTTTCTCGTTGAGTTGCGTTGACCAAAAGAACCGAGCTGGACAATATCCTAAATCGTGCTTTGCCTCTGAAATAAGTGACTGAATTTCATTTTTCTCATTCAGCTGATATACTCTTATAGAAGTATCATCAAATACAGCTATTCGATGTTCCGGCTGTTTGAAAATAAGCCACTCAAACTGATTTTCATCAAGTCTAAAAGTCTGGTAATCAATTACGGCATCAATCTCAAGCCAATAAAAATACGGTTCTGGGCGCAAAGATGTTTGTACTTGAGGAAGGTCTACTACCAAAATACTATTTGGCGATACCTGCATTCTCTTCCATCCAGTTGTCTTCCACACCTCTGGCTCATTGAGGTTATTCTTTTTATACTGAGACCAGTCTTCTGCAAGCTCTGAGTCTGTAAACTGATATGAGCTTGATGAGTTACGACTATAGAAAACCCTTTCGAGTTCTCTATAGACGTCCTCAACTACAGCAGGTGTAGGCAACGGAAATTTGAACAGCTGAAGGAAAATGTTAAATTTATCCTTAGGAAGCAAGCTTTTTACCCAGTCAAGAAATAGTGTGGTAGGCTGATTAATATCAGATACAGCAATATTCGTCTCAGTATGAAACCTAAGACGGCGCTGCATATTTACAGCTTTCTGAATAACCTGACGTTTAGTTGGTTTTTGCAGAATTTGCTTTATCTGATTTAACTCTAAGCCCATTTTCTTCGTCGTAATAATAGTTACTATCTTGAGGCAGTTCCCACCCGCCGTTTAGGGCTGGGCCCATATCAAGCAATCGTTCGGCATGCTGAATGCCAAACTCCTGCCTCATATTGTATTTAGGCACAACCAACGTTACTGTTTGTTCTTTTTTCTTTCTCATAACTGAAAGTTTTAAGCTCCAGCGGAAGCGGCATTAACCCAATCTGTAAGAGGATTGAAGTCCAATGTTTCACGCTTGATGATGTAGAAGTTATCACTCCAGTTAGGATAGAATGACCATTCAATGGTATTGCTGTCCGGTTCTTCAAAACCGCCAAGCTTCTTATCGCCAACAAAGAACTTACCAATAGGAATTGGGAAGTATGCTGTAGGCTCATCCTGGTCATTTACCAAACAGCCAATGTTGCCGTTTTCATCAATCAGCCAAACGCCAATCTCTTCGCACATATACTGTTTCAGCTGTGCAATTGTCTTCTGACTTTCCTGATAAATAGTGGCAGAGAACGTTGTCGGCTCACGGCCAATTGTAATCTCAATACCTCCGAGTGTCTGGTTACCACCGCCGAATGTACGAACTGCACCTGGCTCTGAAGTAGGTCCCTGAATATAAGGTGAAACTGTCATTTTTGTGCCATCGGCCGCAGAAAACAAGGTAGAAAACGATGCTTTCTTAGTCGGGTCAGCGACAGAGTTCTTCGTTCCAGCTGTCTTATAGATGCGCTGGAATGCAACTTTTTGAACTTGCCCCATACTCTCCTTGCATTCAGCAATCTCAAGGTCGGCGATATGAGCACCGGCAGGGCATCCACAGTTTAATCCCATATTATTTATGTTTTTAATGTTAATACTACCGAGCAGCTACCCTTAACTTGCATCGAATTTACTTGAAATTTTGTGTAGAATAAAATTCTTCGCACAGCAAATATAATAAATTAGATATAAAAATGTATCGACTTTAACATTTTTTAAACTGAAATATTTTAGTTTTATTCTCGCAATACTTTTATACTTATCTTATGATTAGTTCATAAATATATGTTTAGAAGTATATAGAATGCGAGAATAATGCGAGAATATAAATTTTAACTCAATTTCTCAATGATATTTTCTTCCTTCCAGCTTTTCTAAGTCTCATTTCTACTACTCCAGTTAATGCATCTGGTGCATCATCATGAGCAGCCCTTCGCTTATTATCTTTACGATAAGTTGTAATAGCATTATAGAATTCACGCCATTTTTTATCCCAATTTTCTGGAAACGCTACATCTGAGTTAACAAGAGCTGAATTTGAAAAAATACGAGCAGCTTTATTTTTTGTCTGTGTAAAAGTATTTATGGCTGTTTTGAAATTATGCAAAGTAGCTCTTGTAATACGCTTTACATTTCTAGCAAACTGCCTACCACCATTATTGGACTCTATCAGACATTCTGTTATACTATTTTCTGTGAGCATTTTAGCCAACATTACTTCAGTTTTTTCCATGGGCAGTTGTGTGTATAGCACATCAATTACATATAGCATTTCTGGAGTATTTATAAAGCAAATTGCACATAAATAATCAGAGCCAGTATCAGCTGTATCAACGTAACACCATCTTTGATTAGCTTTAGAGCCTGATGGCAATTCTATATTTTGATATGTTCTAAACTCGTGATACATAAGGCCCTCAGTAGGAATTGGATTTTGCATATACTGCGTCTCAAATACTACCGGGTTAATCTCTCGTAGTTTATATAGCTCCTCAAGATTGTGCTTCATTGGCCAAAGAGCATATTCTTCTCCTGTCTCAGGGTCTGTTTGTATAACTGGAAGTGATAAAACAGTCCATGTATCTGGCTCTATCTCTTGCAAATAGCCACAGAGGTCATGCTCATGTAATCTTTGCATTATAATAATGATAGGCGTTCTACGCGAGTTAACACGGTTACGTATTGTATTTTCGAAGCGTTGATTTATGCGCTCTCGTATAAGGTCAGATGCTGCATCATCGGCTTTCAGGGGGTCATCGATTACAATTGCGCCTTGAAATATATTGGTTTTAGCATCTATCATTTTAAGCATTTCATTCGTGTGGTCATCGAAAACAAATATATCATTGCCTCCATCCATTTTATCTATTTCTTCATCCACCGCTCCAGCACCAAAGCCTGTGACCTGACCTTGTGTTGACACTGCATAGAGTTCTCCTCCTGCTTTAGTTTTCCATCTCTTAGCCGAACCTTTCTCGGATGCAAGAGCTGAATTAGGAAAGAGTGTTTTATATAATTCTTCACTCATTATATTACGTACAGTATCTGAATTGTCATTCACAAGTATATCTGAATAAGACAAATGCAAAAATCTGCACCTCGGGTTCAAGGCGAAGGCCCATGAGATAAATGATTTTATAACCAACTCAGTTTTACCATATCGTGGGGCAATATTAATTATAAGGCGAGTAATTTTACCATCTACAACATCTTGTAATACTTCGAACATTTTCTTATGGTGCTCTGCTACTATAAATGAGCGTTTATATTGACATTTAAACATTAGTTTAGTATACTTTTCAAATGATGTAAGAGCCTCAAGACGTAACATTTCTACAGGATTTACAGTTCCGGGCTTTGTGGCATCTAATGCTGTTTCTTGCATTTCTTTAAGTGACTTCATTGCCATATCTCTACTATTTAATTAAGTTTTCACGTATAATCATGTACGCTTCACGACTTACAGGCACGTTAGGAATAATGCCAGTTTGCAGCTGCTGCCCTTCTGGGAGACTTAATTGCATAGGTCCTTTGCCGAATATTCTATCCCATAATTTTTCTATAGTTTCAATGTTACCTAGCTTTTCGTCTTCAATAAGGCGCTTAATTATAGTCTTTATTACAACCGGCACTTTCTTATTAGCCATTAAGGCTTGTAACTGCGAGTGGTTACACGTTAACAAACAAGCCAATAAATTGGCCGTGTCCTGCTTTGTAAGCTGAACACTTAAATTGATATTAAGGCTAGTAAGAAGCTTTGTTATTTCAGGCCTTGATGCTCCTTGTAACTGAAGTGCTGAGCGTATAGCTGATGAATATGAGCCTTTGCCCGAGTCATGGCGTTCTGCTAACTCAGTCGCTTTAAGCGGCTCTACAGTCTGAGCCTCAAGTGCCTCAATAGCCTCAACTCGTTTTTGCTGCTCTACGATGCGTTTGGCTTGGAGCTCAGTTTGGCCATCTGGTATTTCTTCCACACCGAGTTCTTCTGCTAATGATTGACGCTTTTCTTGTTTAGCTTGAAGATTTTTAAGCTTCTGCTTTTCAAGATACTTAATACGAGCCAATTCCTTTGCATCTTGTTTTGATTTGATGCGCGTGGCCTCTTGTTCTACGAGTTTGGATGTGTCTGGATTAGACATTCCAGGAACTATTGGCCTGTTTGGCAGTATATCTGCTAATTTCTGTGCTATTTTATCTGTTTTCATATCAATTTTTTTAATTTGCAAACATTACATCTTTTTCATAAGACCACTTGAAGCCTCCTGTTGTTTTTTGGCCTAGTTTATCATTGCAACATGCACTTATATTACTCGGGCTTGTATTAGTAGCAATGGCGGCTTCTTTTACAGAATTATACGTTTCTAAATATAATCCGGTTTTTGCGTTAAACTTATGAACCATTTTGCCCGGTCTTCCTCTTTGTATTACTTTAAGGTCAGATGGGACATATAAAGCATGAGCATCTATTTCTTTTACAAGTTCATCGTATAAAGCATAGGCATATTCATGCTCTCCTCTTATTGAAGATGAGTCTGTAAGTATATTGTACCCGTATGGATAATAAGTATTATACTTTTTTATGAGCCTATATTTTTCTTTAAGCACAATACTTTTCTTTTCATCAAGCAACATTCCTTCATGCATATTGCCTTTCATATCTTCAAGTATATCTACTGTTATATACTTGCTAGATAAAAGTGCACGCCTCAATTCAAGATTTTCCATCTTGTTATTAAGGATATGGGCTATTAGCTTTTTGATACCTCTAAATACAGGATAATTGAATGTATGGCATACAAGCATTTTGCAGTCATACTCAAATTCTACTGTGAATAGAGCCCATTCTGTCATCAGCTTATCGACTGAAGAAACTGTATCGACATTTATGCCTTCTATTGTTATCATGTTTATCTGTTTTATATATAATTTCGTTTGCAAATATACTAATTATATTTTTAATATAACAATTTCTAATAAAGTATTTTTGTTAAAATATATTTTGCCTGCGAGAATGAAAAAAGTTATTTTACCAGCTAAAAGGCTGGATGGCATTGAGAAACAATGGCTGTCCAGAAACGAAGAAAAAATTTCATTGTTTACAGAAAAATTTTATAAGTGATTGATTTTCAATGATAT